TATTAGAATTAACAACATTAGATGCTGTTTGCGGAATGATGATCTCAGGACCACGCTCACCAACTAATGTCGGCACACCACGTTGCACCGTACCGCCTGTTGCTTTTGAAAAAATGTTTCCTGTTGGCAATGCATTTTGTCCTTGTAAACCAAATATGTTATTTATTATTCTATTGACTACTTCAAGCCTAATAAATTCCTTAATAATTGTGCTGACAAAACTACGTGCAACATCTTTAAAATCATCTAATGCTAATTTACCAGTAAGCATCGACTCTGCCAGTGTTTCACTAAACCCTGCTGATAATCCTTCTAAAGAGCTTAAAATTGATTGCTGTGTATTTTCTTGATCTTTTAGTTTTTGTTCTAAGATTGTTAATGTCTCTGCTTGTGCAAGTATATTTGTATTTGTAACCCCAAACTGTCTTCCAAGAGCAATATTTGCTTCTGTAAATCTTATATCTGCTTCTGTTGCACCGCCAAGTCTTTCTTGTAATAAAAATATTTCGTTGGCTTGATCTCTTATGAGTTCAGCTCTTTTAAGCGTAAGTGGATCTTGTTGTTCGATAATTTCCCCGCCTTGTAATGCCAAACCTTCACGATTAAATGACTTAATCTGATTTTTTATAGAATTGGTAAATCTTTTATGGTCTTCAATCGCTTTATCCAAAACGCCGCCAAAATTAATACTTTCAAGAATAGTAAGACCAAATTTACGAACGGCTGGTATAGCATCTTCTACAATCGCCTTTGTAACAAATCTTATTGCTCGTACTATCAAAAGAAATGCTGGTGCTAAAGCCCTAGATATTAAAAGCATAAGTCTGTCAAATTCACGAAACATACCTTTTGTTTCGTTTGCTAAACTTCTTGCTGTCCTTATAGCATCCCCCTGTGCATCTGTGGTGCCAGCTAAAATCAGATTTAATCTTGCCTGCGTTTTTTCTGCGGCTGTTACCTCATCGATGCTTTTTGATATTCCCATTCTAAATAATTCTGACTTCAGTGATGCTTCGTTAATAACGACACCAAATTTCTGAAGCACTTCATGATTTCCGACCAAACCACTACGGAAATTATTTAGTACATCCGTATCAGCCATATTGTTAAAACTGGCAACATCTGATGCTAATTTGGTCAAATCAACCGATAATCGGGCGGCATCACCTCTTGCAAATCCAAGCGGGACAAGTAAATCTTGTACTGAGGTTGCCATTTCTAGTAAATCAATGGTTGATCGTCCTGCGGCTTCACCAAAATCATCTAATTCTGTACGGACTGTCGGCAGAAATCTTTTAAATACTGCTGATGCTTTTGCTTCTAATTCTTCAACAGAACTGCCAAATTTTGCAGTAGCAACAACACCTCTAGTTGCAATCAAAGTAGCGTATGCAATGGCAAAACCTTTCAATGATCTGCCAATTTTGTCAAAACCGCCTTGCACGCTTTTTGTAGTTTTAGCAGTATTTTTCTCAAGCTGTTTAAGCTTGCGGTTTACGTCTTTTAGGTCTGCTTCAACCTTGACTAATATTGTATCTACTGGTGTGACCATTAATCAGGATACCTTAACATTAAATCTTCTAATTCATCTTGAGTTAATGGCTTTTCTTCTATGCTGTTTGCTTCGCTATACCCATCTAATGCGATAAACAACTCTTGCAAACCCATTTCCCAAAACTCTGTTGGCGGTATCCCAAGCACTCCTATTCCTGCCCCTATAAGAGTTTTCCAAGGCAGTTCTTCTACTCGTTCACCGCCTCTTGCTTTCCCTCATCAAGCTCGTCATCCCCTGTAAGTGTATTTGTTAGGATATTACCAACTGCGGCCAGTGCATCTATATAGCCAGCATCCCATACAAGTTTTTTTACATCGGCATCACTCAAATCATTACCGCCCCCTTTAAGGGCAGTCTGTAAAACCTGTAGTAGTTCCGATAGCTGTAAATCACCAGTTGATAATGTTTGCGTTACCTTGATCAATGACCTCCCAAGATTGCGCTCTAACACCATAATGGAGTTAAGATTTAGCTTTGTTTTGTAAGTTGAGCCACCTAGCTCAATATTTAATTCACCACGGATTGCGTTTGCCATTTGGCACTCCTATTTCTTACTCTTTGCAACCTCTAGTTTAATATCTGTTGTTTCTCCACGCCCACCAATATCATCTGTATATAGGATATTATATTTGGTTTTACCGATTGTTAATGATTGAATATCAGCAACATCAACTTCGCCAGATACGTTCAGAAGCATTTCTTTTTCATTAAATAAGGCTTGATGCTGATCATTACCGATGTCTGCTGTTACGATATGCCAAGCCATTAGACTGTCGCAAACGTGATTGCGCCTGAGCTTTCAAAGGTAAAGCTATATGTTACTTCACCATTAAACTCACCAGCATATTCTAAAGACTGCAACATAAATGCACCTGTAAATGTGCCGAAATCGGGTACAAGAAACTGATAGTTGCTAAATGCAGATGCGTCGAACTTGCTACGCAGTGTCGTTTCGGATGCACTATCAGTAAACACACCAGACCCTGTCACTGTCAGACTTGTTACACCACCTTGTGCAAGCAATGTTCTGGCTCTTGCTGAGTCTTTGTTAGTAACATCAACTGCTTCATCATTCAAGGCTAATGCAGTTGAACGCATGCCACCAATAGTAGTAAAAGACTCTGGTGAGCTACCATCGCCAATTTTCATAAGTAAGGCTGAACCTTTTTGTGCCGCCATTTTACTAGTCTCCTAATCAAATACCACGGCTCGAAATCGCATGACACCGTGCCGAGTGATGCCGTCATTTTCTAACAAGGTTGTTTCAAACTCATGTCTGATATTTACCAAATTAGCACCTGATACTGTTATAGCAGTATTATGTAACTGAGTATATATTTGTTGCATGATTTTTTTTATATCTTGTAGCCCGCGATACTGTGACCAAACGTGTATAGTCAATGTATGTTCGTGCGCATCAACATCTTTTGTGCCGTTTTCTGTTGCGGTTTCTTCACCGATCACTACATACGGATACGCTGTTTGCTCTGGCACATCATCAAATACACCACTGATTGCCGATCCGTCATAATCGACAAGACTTGCACCATTAAGCTTAGAAAATATAGCTTGTTGTAGTGGCCAACTGTGTAAACTCATCGTGCTTTCAATTCTCTGAATTTTTTACGAATAAATGGTCTTGCTCTTACAGCAGATGGTAACATAAATGGACGTGCCGCCATTCTGCTAGTGCCAAATTCTAAAAATGACGAATATGATGCCTTGCTTTCTACAATGCCAACTAAGCCGCCTAATAAAATATTCACGTTGATATTGCCATCAAGATTTCCTGTATCTGCGGCAGGATACTCTCCTGCGGCTGATGCTGTGTGTGTTTTACCGCCTCTTGGATATTTATTGCCTGTTTTTATTCCGTCTTTAATACCGTTGACTGCAATTTCTTTAATTTTGAAGCAACCAAGAGATACAGCCCTTTTTGATTGATTGAGGTATTGATCAGATACGTCTTTGTATCTTGATGTTCGTCTTAATTTGACACTAACTCTACTCATGTTGCAACACCTTCCTCACAAAGAATGTCAAGAAATCTATTGCGTGTGTCTCTGTTAATGACCCTTTTTATGTTAAATATTCTGCTAACACTTGTGCCGCCGTCTGCAAAGTCATATTTAAGGCGGTTTTTATAAGTTACATCACGCCTAAAGCGAATTGTAATCATATGAGTTATGCGTTCCTCAATTTGATCACCAAAAAATCTATCGCCGCCAGCTAGTGGTTTTATAGAGGCGTTGACAGTTGCAACATCGGAAAATGTTACATCTGACGAACCACCACCATCTGCAGAACGTGACTGCGACTGTATTTTGACCTGATGCCGCATTGCCCCGATCATGCTAGTACCCTGATACGCTATCGTTAAATGGGTCTGTGCTGAAATTCAAAACCCTGTATGGGTCAAGCAAATACCTAATTGAATGAGGCAGTGGATTTTGCGGTTTGCCATATGCATCGCCTCTATTTTCATACATAAAGGTTATATGGCTCAGTAAGCCTTGTATGATTGCTTCAGGCACATTTGAGCGTGATGCACCATAGCCTGACACATATGTAACCTCGATTGCATTTGCTACACGCAAGGCAGTAGGCCAAGTTTCACCATTTCGTAAAACGATACGTGCTGGCTCTCTTTGGTTGTCTAAGTAATATTTAGATGATGCAAGCGTTGTCTCTGTATCTGCATCGTCAAATGTTTTGACATGTGTCACACTTACAACTGGCGGTCTAGGCAACTGTAAGTATCTACGCCTGATAGTCATATCAGGCCCGATGCGTGTGCCTTCAAATAAGGGTTGGTCAACCTCATCAATGTAATCAATACTGTATTTAAGGGTTCGATTTAAAAGACTGCGCCCCAAGTAATTCTCAACATACAAACGTGAGGACTTAATCATATTGGTAATGACCGTAGTTTCGACACCATCGTCTATATGTGCATATTCTCGCACATTATCTGCGCTTATTGGCTCTTCACTTACATCAGCAACAATAGTAAGTCCTGCCATAAATCACCTATTTTTTGCTTTTTTTGTTTTGGTTTCTTTTGGTTTTACAACCTTTGTTTCTGCCGCTAATCCAGCTTCAACCAGAGATTGTGCAATTTTAGCCTGCCACGGTTGCGCTGTTTCGACAATATCACCGACTTCGTAATATCTTGTTGTTGATCCATGCTCGTCTGCGGCCGCTTGGCATCTGTGTATAATCTTTATAGACATTTTAAAACTCCTAGGAAGTGCAAGGCATAGAAGGGAGCACCTTGCACTTCCAGAGGGATTACCTATGCGTTATGCGGTGTAAATGCATTATCGCTTGTGTGTCTTGCATGACCACGCACAACCATTGCACCGATAGGTGTTCCTGTGCTGTGTGTGCCAGTTTTTGCAAGCACTACTCGGATGTATCTTTTCCCGCCAACATACCCGACACGGAAAATTCCACCTGTAGAGTCTGGGTTACCTCCAGCTGTTCCATCAAGTTTCAAAAAGATACCTCCAGAAGCAATTGTTCCATCTACGATACCAGCTTGTGCAACATCTGTGTATGTTGAGTCATCGTCAGACTCTTCTAACGAGACTTCAAAAAATACAGATCCTGACAAAGTGTCACCTTCTGCGCCGACATCGACAAGAACAGTGGCACTTTCATAGCCCTTTAGATCTACGCCTGTTCCGTTTGCGGCGGCTGATCTTACAGCGGCGGCAAGTGAAACTGCTGGGTTTATAGAATTTGATAAATCATACATATCCTACTCCTATGCGCTAATAGTTTGTGTTCTGATAGCTTCAGCAAGCACAACCTGACCACCTACACGCTTACGTGCATAATAACGAACATTGCCGCTAGTAGCTTGTGTAAATGGATCACGAAGAACTGCCAAACCTACACGATCAACAATCATGTATCCACGGCTGAAATCTCCGAATGCAACAGGCTTTGCGCTAGACGCTACATCTGGCATATCTGGCATTTCAACATATGGAAACCCAAGAATGGTATTTGGCACACCACCTGTTAGCATCATACCAGCTTGGAAAACAAATTGACCTGCACTGTCTTGCAACTTACGAATTGCCGCTAAAGTTGTGCGGTTGAACACAAATGTTGCATTATTCGTATAGTCTGACTTGATTGCATGTACGAGATCAAGCAAACCATTTGCAGTCAAGACTGTGCCAGAGCCACTATTAGTTGTGCCAACGTCACCATTTATAGTGATACCTTCTGGTGCGCCAACGCCTGTGCCTGTTATGAATTTTGTGCCTTCAGCTTTTGCAAACTGTGTTGCAAACTCTTGTTGCATCTCTGCTTCAAGATTGAAAACACTATCTTCGAGCAACTGCTCTGAAATATCTACCAGTGCATACATTTCGTGTGTTGGAATTTCTTC